ATCCTGCATGCGGAGCGCCGGCTGGAACTACAAAGTGACCGTCAACGCCTGCCGACTCTCCGTCCAGTGCCGCGTGCGCATCACGCGCGCCCGGGCTTGCCATCCACGTCCGCGTCAATTCGATCCCGCGATTTTCAAGTTCGTCGTATGTTTTGCGCGTGCCTGTTGCGACCGCGCGTGTGACTTCGGTGCGAGCGATACGCAAAGCGCGCGCTGGTTTGAATGCGTGACTTTGCATAAGTTCGTCTTGTATTTCGCCGATCGTAGCGCCATTGTCGATCCCGCGCTCGATTGTTTCCTCTACGACTTGACCCGTGTATTGGTTGACGTGTTCAGCAAGATCATAGACAAAAGCATCGACTTGATTCGTGATCCATTCAGGCGTAAGAACAACGTCGACGCCGACGCCGGCATCCCGTATCGCACGCGCAATAGCTTCTCGAATCAGACGCTCCAAGACCGGTCGCGCCATGTTGCGAAACATTTCAGCCTCGCGTAGTTGGTCCAAAATGTCGCGGAGCCATGTTTCGCCGAGTGTTGCCCTGTTGATTTTGGCATTGAACGCTTTTTGGGTAGGTTTGCCACTTAGTATCTCGGCGCGTTTTGCGATTCGTGCTGATTGACCGCGCAAAAACCGACGAACAACGAGACCAAACTGCCGCTCGAATGGGACGTTGACCTTCGTTATGAACTGACCCATGTATTTCTGACGCGCTTCTCGAGACTTCAGATCCGCACATGGCGCGATCCGTGTTTCCTGTTCTGCTTCAGTGCGCTCCACTTCAGCCGGCTGATCGCGATCTTCGCGTTCATCCTCGCTGTCCATTTGCCGCAATACTTTTTCCGACCAGCGTTTACCGGCATCGCCTCCCCATAGAGCCCATGCAACACGACCCGCCGAAGGATAGCCGTCTTGACCCGGCTCAAAACCTTCTCCGTCTTTGTCTGCCTCATGCCGTGCAAACCATGGAACCATCAGTCGCACTTTGTTCACCGTTGCGCGTTTTTCTCTGACCATTTTGCGCGCATCGCGGACTGTTTTTTCTGTTAAGCCATCGCCAGCAAGACCTTCTTCGTACCATGCAATCCCGCGCTCCAGTTCTGTCACGACCCCATCTGGCAAACTGAAATCGATTTGCTCGTATGCGTTGTCAACCGTGTCTAAACCGCGCGTCACAAAATCCAGAATCGCACCGCGATCAATATCCTCGTCGGGATCTTGGTCTTGCTCTTCATCGGGCTCATCGTTTGGCTCTTCGTTTTGCGTTTGATCGTCTTGCATCGCATATTCGTCGATCAAGTTGTCGGTCGGCAAATCGTCAAAGCCTTCATAAGCTGCCGCGTCCGCAACAGGGACTCCCATTGTTACCCACTGCATCACTCTCGACACGCGCTCGCTTCGCGACTCTTGCAACGCCTCGACACCGCTAAAGTCAAAATGCACGCGCAACTCGTCGCCATCTGGAAACATGGCTGCAAGCCTGTTCAACTCGGAAGCGATCAGCGCGCACTTGCCGGATATTCCTTCCCAATAGCGTTTTGCCTGTTGCAGACTTGTCGCGTAGTTCGCACTTGGCAAACCGACTCTCGTCGGCGGCACGTCTAAACAAGCCAAAACAGCGCTCCGTGTCATTTCGCGCACGGCTTGAAATTCCATGTCTTTCGGACTGAATCCGACAGGCGTATAATCAAGCGCGCCTCCCATCACCAACAAGCCGCTGCCGCTGGACATCTGAGCCTCGGTAGCACGTCGAATCACTTTGATCTGTTCGGCTGACCACCGATCTCCCTCTTCCGATGGCGAGATAATTCCACTTGGACGTCCGGTTTGCGCTGACGCCGCTGTTAGTTCTTGCGTGCGCTTGTCAGTCATTAGATCATTGTGCAACGACTGAATCGCTCCGACTCCCCATAGCGAACGAGGATCATCAGCCCACGATGGCGATCGTATGTGCAACACTTGATCGTACCCATACTCGATCGGAGAGCTGCCGCCGTTGTAATAGTATGAACCCGGCTGTCCGTCGTTTTGTGGATTGATTCGGACTCGGCTTGGATGCAAACGCAAAAGCGCTTCCGGCTGATTGTTTCCGGCGATCAAAATGAAAGCGTCGCCGACCAAAGCAAGGTCGGTCACGATTTGTCTGAAAAACAGAACCGATGGAACGCGCGACGAAGGTTTAGCCAAAAGCAAAGCCAGCGGATGATCATCTGCCGGCTTTGCATCCGCGCCTTCACCGCGAACAACTTTGATCGGGACTTTTGATATGTCAGTCGCGAGCGCTGTCACCGCGCTGTAAACCCAAGGAAATGAAGCCATCGAAGAGAGCGATGCAAGCGGGTCATAACTTGGAGCCGCACCGTTGTTTGGTATAAAGTCCGCGCCGGCGCTATGATCGATCTCGCCTTCTGGCGAAACATCAACAAGCTTCAGCGCTCGCAACACACGCACGAACCAGCCGTCTCGAATTGCAAGGTTAGAAGCCATCGCGACAATGCTATCGCAAGTCGATCTTTGTGTCTACTACTGCAACTCGCCAGAGCCTACCTCGAGACCGTTTGCTTTTGCGTACTTAGTCCACCGACGCCGAATCACGTCACAGTATCGCGGATCTAATTCGATCAATCTTGCTACCCGGCCAGTCGCCGCGCACGCAATAAGCGTCGAACCACTGCCGCCAAACGGGTCGACAACGACACCGTTCTCAGGCACGCGACCATCAAAGGTCCATTCATAAAGCGCGACCGGCTTTTGTGTCGGATGTTCTCTGATGGTGTTGCGTTCCGATGCTCGGTGCATGCCTGACCATGCGTGTCTGAAACATCGTACCGGACTTGAACTGTTTACCCATGCAAGCTCCGCGTCGGCAAAAGTCATTCCATGATGGTCTTTGTCCCATACAAGCCAGCAAGGAGAACCGGTCAACGCTTCGAGATAGTAGTTCGCTCCCCACCAAACTTGAACCGGCGCTGCTTCTACCCATGCCTCGACCGCTTTGCGTGCTAAAGACGGGTCATGGTCGCCGACAAGACTCATCGGCACGCTGCTATTTCCGAGACCTTTTGGTGCATCGATGCCTGTTCCGTATGGAGGATCTGCAACAACTGCGTCCGCGCCTTCTGACATTTTAGCAATCAGATCCGCGTCCAGCGCGTCTCCACAAACAAGTATGTGTTGACCAAGTTCATAGGTCTCGCCGTGTTGACTAAAAACTTCAGCCTCGACTTCTGGTACGTCGTCCTTCGTGCTGTCGTCGATCGCTGTATCTGGAAACATGTCGCCAAGTTCTTTTTCAGTGAACCCGATCGCATCGAAGTCGGCCGGCTGTAAGTCAAGATCGACGAGGTTCAGATGCAGTTGCGGAGCATTCCAAGCGGCGAGTTCTGCCGTTCGATTGTCTGCGATTGCGTATAAGATCGCGTCGGTGTCATTCAGTTCCGTTTTGACCACATTAATCGATTTCCATCCAAGCGACACCGCTGCCGCGAGAGTTCCGTTCCCTGCAACGACCACGTTGTTCGCATCTACAACGATCGGCTTTTGTTGACCAAATCTGTCCAGCGATGCCACGATCGCGTCTATGTTTCGATCGTCGTGCGTGCGCGCGTTGTTTGGGTCGTTGATAAGGTCGGCTGTCGGCATTGAATGAATTTGCATTGTTACCCCACTGCAAAAGATGAACCGCTCAAACTTTGAACCATGTAACGCAACGCGTCCATACAGTGATCCTGCGCTTTCAGTGGCATGTCTGGCTGATCGCGTTTTGTGCTCGTTGTAGCCCATCGATAGGATTGAAACTCGTGGATCAATGGCTGCATCATCGGCGAATCGTGGACGACTATGTGCGGCCGGTTTTCTGCGTCGAGCTGTAGCAAATCTGCCACTGCCGAAATGCCAGCACGCACGGAGCCTTTGCCTTTTTTCGCGGCGACCGTGTGTATTCCATACTCGCGCGAGAGCGACAACCTACTGCCTCGATCCTCGCTGTCTGCAACAATCCAGTCCGGCCACTGATCGCAAAGTTCGCGGATCGCGACAGAATGCTGCCGAATGGTCCATTCGGTTTGATGATGCAAGCGATACAGATGCAGCGTCATGTCGGCCGGGTCCATCGCAGCCAGCAAAAACACGAACGGATTGCGAACGCCGAAATCGATCGCTCCATACCGTCTCCAACTTGGATCGGGTTCAAAAGGCTCCACCAAATGAACGCGACGATCAAACTGATATACAAGACCCTCCATCGCGGTGAATTCGCCTTTGTCGCGTGCCGCGCGTTCATGTGGTCCATAGCTTCGCAAAATGCGCTCGCGCTTAGTTTGGTCGATGAACGGATTGTCGCCGCCGTGTATGAAATGAATCCGCGTGCCTGTGTCGGGCTTTTCTACGAACCGTCGATAGGTCCACGACGTCAAACCTTTCAGCGGTGTCATTGTGAGAATCATGTAGCCCGACCGACCTTCCCATCGCACGCGCGACACGCGCTGAAGCGCTTCGTTGTAGAACGCCTCGTCATGCTCTTCGTCAAGCCATACTGCCGCCGCTGCGTAACCTTGAACAGATCGCGATCCCGCGTCATTTGTTACAAAGACAACCTTCTGACCGTTCGGCAAGTATGCGACAGACGTGCCGGGACCGTTTGGATTTCGCCATGTAGTCCCGCTCGGCAAATACCGTCGAATCGCTGCTCGTTGTACGTGGATCGACAACGCTGCGTTCAAACTTGACGCGATCACTGTCCCTCCTTCCGGCGGTATTAAACGCGGATCGACGTTGTTTGCTTTTATCCACTGTTGAACAGCTTTGTCATTTCGACCGCATGCTACGGCAGCACTCCACATCGCTCCAAGTTCGGTTTTGCCGGCACCGTTCCCGCCGGCGGCGAGTGTTGCATCTTTACCCGGCTGCATAACTGGCAAACGCTGACTACTTTTTGGAGCCTCGCGATGCCATAAGGCAGCATAGGCAAGCGGCGACAGCTCTTTACCGCGTTCCCAACTACTGAGCGCGCTGATTGCTTCTGGACTTAGTTTCATTCCTTCGGCTCGCATGACGCGTCTATGATTTGCGGGTCGACTGGTTCACCAACAGCTTGCAACAGCCGTCGAGCCTCCGCGTAATGATGGACGATTGCTTTCGCTTGCGACACGGGATCAAGCTGTTCGACAGTGTGTTCAACTTGGACAGCGATCGGTGCCTCGAATCCCATGGCGCGCGCTTCAAGTGCCAGCAAACGACCGAGCGCGATTGTTTGTTTGTTTGCTCTCGCTTGGTGTTGAGCCATTTTTAAACGCTGAAGCCAGTCTGCCTTTCCTTGTTCATTGTCTATCTTGACCGAATCTTCAGCCCATTGTTGCCTAACTTTGCTCGCATCTTCGCGGATCTGTCTGTCTGTTACACCGTGCCGTTCTGCGAGTTGCCGTTGCGTATCGAGCGTCCATGGGTAGGTCAGCAAAGCGTGTTCGACTTCGCGTATGCGTTTTTCGTATTGGATTTTCGTTGCGCGCGGCACGGGTTGTTCTCCTGTCTATGTGGAAGTATAGACCGCCACATGCCGCTCGTCCAGCATCGGACAGCATCACTGCCATCCGTGCATTTCCAAGATCACGCGACCTATCACTTCTCCGACTTGCGGGACGACAGCGTTTCCGAGGCATCGCAATCTGTCCACCCGGTCGGGAACCCCATGAGCCACTCTACCCACGTCGGATTCAGGCTCCCATTCTGCGACGTGTCGGAGGCTGCGACTGAACAGGCCAGTTTGTTTTTGTGCGCGAAGCTTGCGAGCATTTCTGGTCGACCCGTGTCTTTCCAGTCCCTTGCACATGGGGTCGGCCACATCTTCACCGCAACCGTCAACGGAACAGAGTTGTGATATCCCTTCTGATCTTTCCATTTCGCTTGTCGTTTCAAAAACGTTTTCGGATCTTCGTTCAGGTTGAATACGCCTGCCGATGGCGTCGGCCACATTCGATTCTGTTCTCGAACAGCAACAACTTCCTCGAGGTTTTCGCTTTTCCTGTCTGTCCTTGGTTTGCAGGCATGCCGAGCCATTTGCGCGCGCG